ACGGCGGCGGCAAGAACTGCGGCGGCCACCACCGAAAGAACATTACTATCAAGATTCGGCGCTGGTGGTATGGCCGCTCTAAGCAAATTGAAATCACTAGGTGGCAGTGCTCTTAAATTTATGGGTAACAATAAGTTCCTAACACTTGCGGCAATGATTGGTGCGGCTGGATATATATTTGGGACAACTGGTGTAGAAGAGGAAGATCTTGTTGTTGTGCCGCCTGCTACAGTCACCGGACTAGATGTCACAGTTGTAGTACCAGATAAAGACGGCAAATGCCCTCCCGGTATGAAACTAAGTGTTGACGGTAAAAGCTGTGAACCAGTTGGGCAAAGTCCAATGCCAGTTACGCCAGAAAAGCCACCGGTTACTACTCCAGTTCCACCAGCACCTGCTCCAGCACCTGCTCCAGCTACACCAGACGTATCTGAACTACAAAAATTAGTGGATCAATTGTACGGAGGTTGGCCAACAGATCCAGAAACAGCGGCTGCTTTGGCAGCGGCCAAGGCCGCTGGTGCCAAAGTTCCAGAAGGCAGTGGTACTGATGGGCAAGCAGGAATGTCAACTAACGTATCCGGTCGTAGTAAAGCACTTAGTGATTTTGATAAACCAAAAGACTTTGCGGCGGGACAGGCTGCAGAACGTAAACCAAGAGAAGCTGGAACCCAATAATACACACTAGGCAAGAGAAATGGCAGATTGATTTCTGCCATTTTCACCTTTAAAGGTTGCAATTACCAGATAAGTAGTATATAATTAGGCTTACACATTAGGAGATTTACATGGCAGGTCGTTCATACGGTGCAGAAGAAAAGGCAAAATTGGAAAGATTGATCAGCGAAGGCTCAACAGTACTTCGTGAAATTGAAGACCTATCAGAAGGCTTGAAAGAAACAGTTAAGGCAGTGGCAGAAGAATTACAAGTTAAACCCAGCGTTATTAATCGTGCTATTAAGATTGCCCACAAAGGTGATTGGACTACTTATAACGAAGATTGGGAAGAAATTGAAGCTATTTTAGATATCACAAAACGTATCTAATAAGTAGTTATATATAACGGTCGGCGGGCCATAATCCGCACATCGGTATTTGTCAGCCGAAAATGACATATGGAGAATAAATGAGCTATGTAGACGCATGGTTTGACCGCGAGAATGATATTATCAAAGTGGTTGAACGCAATAAGAAAGGTGAGCGTGAGTTCCGTGACATACCTGTCAAGCACACGTTTTACTACAAAGACCCTCGCGGCAAATTTCAATCAATCTACGGTGATCAAGTATCACGTATTGTTTGCAAAAACACAAAAGAACTGCGCAAAGAACAAGCTATCAATTCGGGTAAACAATTATTCGAAGCTGATATTAATCCAATCTTTGCTACACTATCAGAACACTACTTAAATCAAGATGCTCCAAAACTAAATGTAGCGTTCTTCGACATTGAGGTGGACTTTGATCCAGAACGTGGCTACGCAAGTCCAGATGATGCGTTTATGCCAATTACTTCGATTGCTGTTCACCTACAATGGATGGACACTATGATNTGTCTAGCTATTCCGCCAAAGAAAATGTCAATGGACGAAGCTACTGAGCAAGTTAAAGAATTTCCCAACACTTATTTGTTTGATAACGAAGCAGACATGTTAGACATGTTTCTTGATTTGATTCAAGACGCAGACATTTTAACTGGCTGGAANAGTGAAGGCTTTGATATTCCCTATACTGTTAACCGTGTTACTAAGGTACTGAGTAAAGAAGACACCCGCAGATTCTGTTTGTTTAACCAACTACCAAAAAAACGTGAATATGAAAAGTTTGGACGTCAAAGTACAACCTATGACTTTGTAGGTCGTGTACACTTAGATAGTTTAGAACTGTATCGCAAGTACACATACGAAGAACGTCATAGCTATAGACTAGACGCTATCGCTGAATATGAACTAGGTGAACGTAAAACACAATACGAAGGCACATTAGACCAGTTATACAACAATGACTTTAAAACATTCATTGAATACAACCGCCAAGACTGTGCGCTTCTTGACCGTATGGATAAGAAACTAAAGTTCTTAGACCTTGCCAACACACTGGCACATGAATGTACTGTATTGTTACAAACAACAATGGGTGCTGTAGCTGTTACTGAACAGGCCATTATTAACGAATGCCATCGCAGAGGATTCCAAGTTCCTAACCGTACTAAAATGGAAGAACGTGAAGATAACGAAGGTGCGGCAGGTGCTTATGTTGCTTATCCTAAAGAAGGTATTCACGATTGGATTGGTTCATTAGACATTAACAGTCTTTACCCATCAGCTATTCGTGCGCTTAACATGGGTCCAGAGACCATTGTTGGACAGTTACGTCAAACACAAACTGATGACTTTATTCAAGCGCAACTTGCCAAAGGTAAATCATTTGCGGCAGCTTGGGAAGGTATATTTGGATCATTAGAATATACTGCGGTAATGGCTTGTGAGATCGGAACTGACATTACTATCGACTGGGAAAATGGTGATAGTGATGTGTTAAGTGCCGCAGAAGTGTATAGATTAATTTTTGAAAGCAATCAGCCTTGGGTGCTTTCAGCAAATGGAACCATCTTTACTTATGAGAAAGAAGGTATTATTCCCGGGCTACTAAAGCGTTGGTATGCTGAACGTAAAGACATGCAGACCAAACTAAAGGAGGCTATAAATGCTGGTAATAAAATTGAAGAAGAGTATTGGGACAAGAGACAGTTGGTTAAAAAGATTAACCTTAATTCGCTCTATGGTGCCATTCTTAATCCTGGTTGTCGCTTTTTCGATAAGCGTATTGGCCAATCTACTACCCTTACAGGAAGACAGATTGCCAAGCACATGGCCGCAAAGGTTAATGACATCATTGCGGGAGAATACAATCACATTGGTAAGGCCATTATATACGGAGACACAGACAGTTGTTACTTCTCTGCGTACAAAATATTAAAGAAAGAAATTGATGCAGGACACATTCCGTGGACTAAGGAAAGTGTTGTACAACTGTATGATCAAATTGCTGAAGAAGTTAATAATACATTCCCGCAATTCATGTTAGACTCATTCCATGTACCAAAGTCACGTGGAGAAGTTATTAAAGCGGGTCGTGAAATTGTAGGTTCTAAAGCATTGTTTATTACTAAGAAGCGTTACGCTGTGTTGTATTACGACAAAGAAGGCAAACGTGCAGACATAGAAGGCAAGCCTGGTAAGATCAAAGCAATGGGCTTGGACTTGAAGCGTAGTGATACACCGGAATTTATTCAAAACTTCTTAAGTGATGTATTAGAAAAAGTTCTAACAGGTGCAACCGAACAAGATGTGCTAGATCATATTAGTGAATTTAGATTGAAATTTAAAATTAGGCCTGGCTGGGAAAAGGGTAGTCCTAAACGTGCTAATAAGATTACCGAGTATCAAGAAAAAGAAAAGAAAGCGGGCAAGGCTAATATGCCGGGACACGTTCGTGCTAGTATTAACTGGAATACACTAAAACGTATGTTTGGCGACAAATACAGTATGGGTATTACTGACGGGGCTAAGGTCATTGTTTGTAAACTTAAACAAAATCCACTAGGCTTTACCAGTGTTGCATACCCAGTTGACGAATTGCGATTACCGCAGTGGTTTAAAGACTTGCCGTTTGATGATGCTGAAATGGAACAGACTATTATCGATAACAAGTTAGGTAATCTTATTGGTGTTCTAAACTGGGATGTTCGCAGTACCGAAGAAAAGAACACATTTAATTCACTATTCGAGTTTTAATATGAAAATTATAATTGCAGGATATGGGTTTGTGGGCAAGGCTGTTGCTAACGCACTTAATACTCAACACGAGATCGTTGTACAAGATCCACAGTACACTGATTACAAAATGATTGATCATCATGATGCAGATGGTATTGTTATCTGCGTTGGTACTCCTAGTTTACCCAACGGTGGTTGTGACTGTAAAGATATTGCTAGTGTGTTGGACGATGTTCCAATCTTTATGCCAATACTAGTTAAAAGCTCAGTTACTCCCGAGGTAATCGAAACGTTATCTGAGATCTATCCAAATCATTGTATAACATATAGTCCAGAATTTTTAAGAGTGGCTAGTGCTAATACAGATTTTCTTAACCAAAAATATGTTGTTCTTGGCGGGGAAGATCCGGAATGTTTTTGGCAGGAGTTATTTCAAACTACATTGCCAAATTGCAAAATGGTTTTCAATTGTTCTGCAATTGAAGCATCGATGGTCAAGTATACTGTAAATTCATTTTTAGCTACCAAAGTAGCTTTCTTTAATAGCATATACGATATATGTCAAAAGAACAATGCTGATTACGACATTGTTAGACACATTGTTACACACGATTCAAGAATTGGTAATAGTCATACACTAGTACCGGGATTGGATGGAGAACGAGGTTTTGGTGGCCATTGTTTTCCAAAAGATACATCTGCCTTTATAAAATACTCTAAAAGCCTAAATACACCTTTAGAGATATTGGAAGCAGTTGTTGACTACAATGGCAAAATCAGAAAGAATATTACTTGACTTTTGTCGCAAACCTAAATATAATAGATAAACATGGAGAATCATATGAAAGATATTTTACAAGATCTAGTAGCACATACACACGCACTAGGATTTATTCCGCTAGTTAAGATTAGCGCAACTACTCAATCAACAGAGATTGAAGCAATGGCTGAAGACCGTTCAGTTATTGTTAACGCAAAAACTAAATTACCGGTTAACGAGTTTGAAGGTACCTTTGGTATGCCCAATTTAAACAAACTAGACATTCACTTAAAATGTCCAGAGTACAAAGANAACGCTAAGATCAGTGTAGTTACTGCTCAACGTAACGGTGAAGAAATTCCAACAGGATTACATTTCCAAAATGCAGGCGGCGACTTTCAAAATGATTACCGCTTTATGAATACTGAGATTATTAACGAAAAACTAAAGTCAGTTAAGTTCAAAGGTGCTAAATGGGATATCGAATTCGAGCCGCAAGTTGCAAGTATTCAAAAGCTCAAGTTTCAAGCAAATGCACATTCTGAAGAAACTGTATTCCAAGTTAAATCAGACAACGGCAATTTGGTATTCAGCTTCGGTGATGCAAGTACACACGCAGGTGAGTTTGTATTTGAAGCAGGTATAGATGGTAAATTGAAACAAACTTGGTCGTGGCCAGTTATTCAAGTTATGAGTATTCTTAACTTAGCAGGTGACAAGACTGTACGTATTGCAGATGTTGGTGCTATGCAAATTACAGTTGATAGCGGTATTGCAGAATACAACTACATTCTTCCAGCACAAAGTAAGTAATGAATAAGAACCTGACAGCTACACAAAGCGATTACGCTTATTTCTTGCCAGCAACGTCGGGATTTTATTCTACGTTTATAGGCAAGCAACGTTATAGCAACTATGTTGATCCTGCACGTATTCCTAAATCGTTTACTAACGGTATTGAAGGATTAAATTATCTCGAACCAGAAAAAGGAATGTTCTATTACGATCATTGCTTGTATTCAGCAGGACACGCTAACTTAGACTTAAACAAAGTTGACGAAAGCGAAGATATGTTCCGTAATAGAGATCGCACAACTAGTTGGGTACTAGGCGACTCAGGTGGATTCCAGATTGGTAAAGGTGTTTGGCCAGCTGACTGGAAAGATCCCAACTGTCCAAAGGCACAAAAGAAACGTGCCCAAGTGTTAGCATGGATGGATGCGCTAATGGACTATGGTATGTGTCTCGATATTCCAGCTTGGGTTGCTCGTAGTCCAGCAGGACGTGCGGCAACTGGTATTAACACGTATGATGAAGCAGTGCAAGGTACTTACATTAACAACGATTACTTTATTAATAATCGTACAGGTGCATGTAAGTTCTTAAATGTACTGCAAGGTGAAAATCATGCTGATGCTGAAGATTGGTATCAGCGTATGAAGAAGTATTGCGATACTTCAATCTACGGCGATAAGGCATTTAACGGATGGGCAATGGGCGGACAGAATATGTGCGACATCCATCTGGTATTAAAAAGATTAGTAGCATTGCGTTTTGACGGACTCTTGGAAAAGGGTAAGCAAGACTGGATGCACTTCCTGGGCACCTCTAAGTTAGAGTGGGCAACTTTATTAACTGATATTCAACGAGCAGTGAGAAAATACCATAATGAAAACTTTACCATCTCTTTTGATTGTGCAAGTCCGTTCCTTGCAACAGCAAACGGCCAAATCTATATCAACACCGAAACAGAAGACAGAACAAAATGGGTTTACCGTATGCAGGCTTCTGCAGACGATAAGAAATACGCAACCGACACTAGGCTGTTCAAAGACGCAGTAATACAAGATAAAATTTTTAATAAATTTGAATCAAGTCCAATTATTGACGGTGTGTTGATGAATGAAATTTGTATATACGGTGCTGGCACTCCTAAGCCCGGGGTTGCAAATCCAGACCCGATGAATCCAGCTGATTGGTTAGTAGAACCCGATAAAAACAAATTAGGAAAAGTTAGTAACAGAACTAGCTGGGATTCATTTAGCTATGCTATTATGATGGGTCATAATGTTTGGATGCATGTGAACGCTGTACAAGAAGCCAATCGTCAATATGATCTCGGCAACGTTCCTGCTATGTTAGTGCGTGAAAAATTTGAAAGAGTTTATTTTAAAGATGTAGTAGAGGCAATATTTGCCGCTGACAATCGAGATGATGCAAATGCCATCATTGAACACTATGATAAATTTTGGCAAGCTATTATTGGTACTCGGGGTGCTACTGGTAAGAAGACAGTTAACGCCAGCACCCAGTTTGCCAATCTCTTTGACGAAGTAGATGAAGATGTAGTACAATTAGAACACGGCGAAGAGTTTACTGACTCTGAGATTAATAAACTAGATGACCTGGAAGTACAATTATATAATGACGCTACCTGACGAAAGATACCGTGCTGTTATTCAAACACAGAAATTTCTACTAGAGATTCTTAAAACTCCACGGGTTCCTAAATCTATTAAAGATAATGCTAGGTATTGTCTTCGACACTATCCTAGCGAATATGACATGAGTAAAGCCGCACAAACTAGTCCAGATATATTTGCCGAACGCATGGAAGATGTAACTCGATTTTTTCAACAATACGAACAATCAAAGGTAGAAAAGAATGAAACGTGAATACACAGACGGCACTAGTGAAGGTGTAACATTCTTTGTTGGTACAGAGATTGAACGTACTCCTGCATTTGGTATGCGTACTCTATTTGTAGTGGGTACACATGACGAACAGATTATCATCAACCTAGCAAAGAATAATGATTGTACACATATCTATTTTGGTGCTAATCAAAGTTTTCCTAGCCTAACTATCAACGATAGTGCCGGTTGGAGACCGTGGGAAAATATGATCAAAGGCTGTATTGATGCTAATTTTTGGTGTACATTAGACTTTGATGTAGCACAACACGAAGGTCTTTTAGAAAGCGGTTTAACCGAATATCGTAGATTTATTCCACAAATTAGTATAAAATTACCTTATCTAAGTCAATTAGGCTACAATGCTACTATAAAGATAGATGACAAAGGTTTTGATGCAACTAATCCAGGTGTATGGTGTGTCCCAATTGGTGCCATTACACAACGCAAATACTTTACCAATTGGGATGAATACACTAACGATGAAATTATAAAATGATTATTAGACAAGACCAACGTCCTAACAAAATGATTTGGGTTACCTTTCGCAAAGAAGGAATCCATTGTTATCCGGCCGCGGCCACAGACCCTAACTTAGCAACAGGAGATCAATATGATGTTTCGTTTTTGGCTAATCCTCATCGCCATATTTTTCATTTTAGGGTATGGCTTAGTGTCACCCACAATGACAGAGATGTGGAATTTATACAGTTCAAGCGGTGGCTTGAACAATTGTATTCTAGCACACAAGGTGTTTTGTCGCTAGATCACAAAAGTTGCGAAATGATGTCAGACGAATTGTATGACACTATTTCACAAAAGTATCCAAGCCGGGAGGTTTGGATTGAAGTCTCCGAAGACGGGGAAAATGGTTCATTTATTAAGTACTAACTAAAAGGCTACTATGGCTAAGAATTATAACGACATCAATTATTTTGAAACTCGTGCCGACATCGTCAAAATTTTTGATGATCTTGAAAAACTACTTGACTTTTGCCGTATTGAAATGCTTCCGTTTAACGAAGCAGATCTGTACAATCGACAAAGTCGAGTGTGGCAACAATACGAACGCAATTCGCGTCCACGTAAGCCATGGAACGGCGAGAAGAAGCCGTGGAGCGGCGAACGTAAACCTTACCAAGGCAAGAATCCTCGTTATTAATAATGAAAGTATTCTTAATTGATCTAGAAGCAGTTGAGACAAGGTACACGGGTCAGTGGAAGACCCATGTGCCTGCTCTTTTACAAAAGGCAGGACACAATGTTCAAATTATCGCTGGCCCTAAGGATATTCCTTCAGCCACTACTCCTGGTGCTTTTCTTAATTTTGGTGGCACCAATATATACAAGTCTGCTCAAGTTGAGCAGATGGGTAGGCTATTTTGTAACGGAGCCGTTCATCCCGGCGATCACTTTATCTTTACTGATGCTTGGCACCCGGGTATCATAAACTTAAAGTACATGAGTGAGCTATTGGGTATTCCAGTAGTCACACATGGCTTGTGGCATGCGGGTTCATATGATCCTCAAGACTTCTTAGGTCGTCTTGTTGGTAACAAGCCTTGGGTTCGTAATGCAGAGAAGAGTTTCTTCCACGCATTTGATCACAACTACTTTGCCACAGACTTTCACATCAAAATGTTCTATACAAATTTACTAAATGATTATCCTACAGAGAATCCTTGGTATAGCGAACACTTGGAAGAAATATTAAACGGTGAAGAACCAAAGATTGTGCGTACAGGATGGCCTATGGAGTATTTCCAAGATACACTTGCACCATATAAAGGTCTAAAAAAACGTGACCTCATTTTATTCCCGCATCGTATTGCTCCGGAAAAACAAGTTGAAATCTTTAGAGACCTAGCTCAACATTTACCGCAGTATGAGTTTGTTGTTTGCCAAGATAAACAACTTACTAAGCACGAATACCATACATTATTAGGTGAAGCTAAACTAGTGTTTAGTGCTAACTTACAAGAAACATTAGGTATTAGCTGGTATGAAGGATGTGTAGTAGATGCAATCCCAATGGTACCAGATAGATTAAGCTACAGTGAAATGGCATTTGATACATTTAAGTATCCAGGTGTATGGACTGATAGTTATGAAGCATACGATTTTGCAAGGCCGGCTGTGTGTAATAAGATCATTCAGTATATGAATCATTACGAACAGTTTTTACCGCAAGTTCGTAAACAAACGGAGGCCTTACATGAGCAGTTCTTCTCAGCAACCGGACTCATCAATAACATTAAATGATACTTACACTATTGATGTGAGTAATCTTTCTTATAGTTCGTCTGATACTATTACGATAAGTGGATATAGTCCTTGCACAGTATCCTATCCTAGTCATTATAGTGGTATGTCAACGTTGACTACTACACAGATTTCAGGCTTGACTACTGCACAACTTGGTTCGATAACTAGTATAGATAGTTCGGCATTTAAAATAAATTTTCCAGAAGAGTGGGTTGACTGTCTTCCTGATTTTAACCGTATTGAAAAAATGTGCGAAGAATACCCTGGATTGAAAATAGCATACGAAAAATTTAAAACTGTCTATAAACTTGTAAAAGATGATTATGATACTCCAAAAGATAAAAGACTTAAGCCTTAACTGGTTAGAGCGTCATGACCGTAAGCGAGTTATTATGGATCGGCAATGTAACGAGCCGTTATTAACTCGTTATTATTTGTTTTTGAAAGAACGTAAGAATTTTCCATTTAATGTGTTCTTACACAAGTTTCACAAAGGCGATCCTGGTGATGTACATGATCATCCGTGGCCATATGCCACACTAATACTCAAAGGCGGTTACTATGAATATACCCCTAATTTTGAAAATGGCAAAATGGTTGGAGAGACAAAGCATTGGCGCGGTCCTGGTCACTGGCGCATTTGTAGTTCTAACAGCTATCATCGTATCGAATTGGTTCCTGGAGTAACTGCTTGGACTTTGTTTATGCCGGGTCCACAACGACAAGAATGGGGATTTCTTGTCGATAATGAATGGATACATAATGACAAGTACCTTGACGAACACAAACAAAATGGCTAGGACTCCTCCACAAGCTGTAGTTGGCATTAATAAGCATGGGTTGTACGGGGCTGGTCTTCCCGGAGCAACTGTTGGCGGAGTATTACCAGTTGGTCAGATTTACACAACCAATACTACTAGCGGTCAGTTTGTATTTAGTGGCGGCTCGAACGGTACAAGTTGGACTAACTCAACCGACAATGTTATGAAGGTTAATCAAAATCCTCCAGAGTTAGAAGTTAAAGGTCGTATGGTTATTAACGGTGTTGACTTAGAAGAACGGTTAAAAACAATTGAACGAGTATTGACTATACCCGAAAGAGATGTTAAACTAGAAGCTAAACACCCAAAGCTAAAGAAGTTGTATGATGAATATATTCATGCTTTGGCAAAGTACAGAACATTTGAATCAATTAAAGGAGAAGACAATGGAACTACATGAATCAGTTGCGCACACCCGCAAAGAAATGACTATTAAAGAGCACGAAGGTTTTCGTGTACGCATGACAAAACACGAAGTTATTAGCCCTAAAGGATTGTTCAGCCTTGATATTATTCAAGAAAGTTTAGAAGACGGTAAGATTACCGATAGTCAAACATACAATTTCTTTATGACTAAAGAAGAATTACAAACACTAGCACACGGATTAACTTTATGATCTCAGATGATGATATGTTAAAGCTATATAACAAATACCTTCAATTTACAGATGATCAATTAACTAATCACGATGCCATGACAGTAGCCGGTATTATGTTNGCNCAAGCTCTTAGCATTTATAAAACTGCTATGAATGATGAAGACTACAATAATATGATTGATACTATTAGTGATTCTAGACATAAGGTTAAATCGTTTAATGACGATCAAGTATTACAATGAAAAAAATTTATTACACATGGAAAGATATCCAAGGAGCAGTGTTAGAACTTGCAAGACAAATTAATATTGGCGATTGGAAACCAGATTACATTGTTGGAATTACACGTGGTGGATTAATTCCGGCAAACTTACTAAGTCAATACACTGGCATTCCTATGGAAACACTTAAAGTCCAATTACGCGATGGTGGTGAAAGCGAAAGTAATTGCTGGATGGCAGAGGATGCGTTTGGATTTAATGCGGCAGAAATTGGTGATCCATGTTGTAAAAATATTCTTATCGTTGACGACATTAATGATCAAGGTTCAACTATTGCTTGGATTAAACAAGACTGGCAGTCGGGTTGTTTGCCTAACGATGCTCGTTGGGAGCATGTATGGGGACAAAATGTACGCTTTGCTACACTTACTAACAATCTTAGTAGCAAAGAAGATGTTGACTATTCCGTATGGGAAGTTAACAAAGCAGAAGAAGATTGTTGGTTAGTTTATCCTTGGGAGGATTTTTGGAAATGATGTCATCATTAATTAAACTTATTGTTGGACTTACTTTGGTAGCGTTAGTAATCGTATTTGGACCATTACTTGGTATTTGGTCACTTAATACATTATTCCCAGTGTTAGCAATTCCATATACATGGGAAACTTGGGCCGCTTACTTTTTAATCTTTGGTAGTTTAACTGGATTGCGCTTTGGCGTTAAGAAATGAACTCGTTAACTATTATTGATCTTAAAGAAAAGATTGCTAAAGTTATAGTTGACTTAGAAGCTCTACGTAATACTGGAGAAAGTAGTCGTAAGCTAGAAATACTTTCTGAATATAAGGTATACTTAGAGGACGAACTAAAAATGTTACAGCATGAACAAAAACAATAATACTATTACAGTAGTATGGGATAACCAAAATGGTTTCTGGTGGAATGAAACCTGTGCTATGGTATTAGAAGTTTTTGGATTACCGGGTGATAGATATGAGAGCCGGCCGGAACACGATTACATGAGTTTTACTTTTAAAAATATAAAGGATGCAGAGTTATGCAAAATTCTTCTTTCCGAGCGAATATAGGAATAGCAGTAGGTGCTATTGTGTTTTTAGTAGTTATACCACTGATATTTTTAACACTACCTAAAAAATCAGACGGAGTTTGGATCAATTGCGGACTTTCGGAAATAAGTCCGGACTTTACCAACGAAATGCGCGAAGCATGTAGACAACTTCGAGCAACAAATAATTTGCAAAAACCTAAATAATAATGTATAATAATACATATGGCAATCCACTGCCTTAACATCGGAGAATTTAATTGACAAATAAAGAAACAGGATTAGACGCTATGGCAGGTGATGGCGGCTATCAAGAAGCATATCTAGGCGATCATCTTCGCTTCAAAATGAAACGTGAAGGCAAACGCTTTTGGGCAGGTGATAACATTAGTGATTACGTCAACGAGGCCGACAAAGCAAAACTAATTCAAGAAGCAACAGAGGCATTTGAAACGGTATTGGATAGATTGCTGATTGATCGTGAAAACGATCCAAACTCAAAAGGTACAGCTTACCGATTAGCTAAAATGTATTTTAACGAAGTAATGGCAGGAAGATATGAAACAGCACCAGACGCAACAGCATTTCCAAATGATTCAGCAGACCGTTACGAAGGCATGTTGGTTGTACGCAGTGAACTTCGCAGTATGTGCTCTCATCATCATCAACCAGTTAGTGGGGTCGCCTATATTGGAATCATCGCTGCCGCAAAGCTCATTGGTTTATCTAAGTATACTCGCATTGCTCAATGGTGTGCTAGGCGTGGTACTCTACAAGAAGAACTCTGCAACGACATAGCCCGCGAGATTGGTAAGGCAAC